CCTCCGCCTAATTTAATAGCCATTTATAACTCCCTCCATCCAATTGTTGAATCAACGTACACAAGAGTTGCACCTGCACCTGTTGCCAGTTCACCATCGTCCGCTGTTGAATTAATGTTTGAGCCGTTGCGGGCAACAGTCACTGTGCCTGCTCCAGCGTTTTCTATAAATACTATGTTGCCTGCGCTTGGACTTGCAGGCAATGTAATAGTGACTGCACTTCCAGAGTTCACAATGATTTGATCTTTGCTAACAGCTGTGTAGTCAGCAGTCTTGACTGCAAAGTCATTGAAAGCCCCTCCTACCCCTGCGGCTAACTTTGCAGTCGTAATAGAGCCATCAGCTATCTTAGCCGCTGTTACAGCACCGCTTGCTATCTTAGCTGTAGTTACATTAGAGTCTGCTATTTTGGCTGTAGTGACTGCACTAGTTTGTAGGGCCGCTGTTGAAACACTGTCTGCCGATGGATTAGAATTAATAGTTGTAGTAAACCCAACAAGCATAACTTCAATAGAAGAATTTATAGGGGGGGCAGTAGAAAAAGTAAGTGCGGTGTTTACTACTGCGTATGTACTCTTAAACTGATACACACCGTTAATGTAAACAAAAGTATTGTTTTTAACAGCGGAAGAGGAAAGTGTAAATGCTGTAGTAGAACCATTACCAGTAAACTCATTGGTTGCTAACTCAGTAGATATAACATTTCCACGTACTAAAGCTCTTACCTCAATTAAAGCACTTAGAGGGGGAGCCTCAGAAAAAACTAAAGCAGTACCGTTAGTAACGGTGTAAGAGTTTACGTTTTGTACTAAACCATCAATAACAACAGTAAGCAAGGAAGCGTCTGATGCGCTTTGAGACATTGTAAATGCGGTTGTAGAGCCAGTACCAGTAAAGGTATCTATGGCTAAAATTTGAGTTGATCCGCCTAAATCGTTACGGATGCTTCGCAATTCAGTTTGAACATCCGTAAAAGATATTGATAAACCGTCAGGGACATGAGATATTAAATCAGAAGTGGTGCTACCAACTGGCATGATTTCTGCAACCATGACTTCGATAGATGCTTCAAGAGGAGGAGCTTCCGAAAAAGTTAAGGCTAGCTCTGTAAGGCTATACGTTTCTTTTTCTTGATAAATACCATCAATATAAATTTGTGTGTTATAGTTACTTCCAGCGTCTGAAGCTAAAGTAAAAATTGTAGTAGTACCGTCTCCAAGAAAACTATAAGCATTCCAAGACGCAATATCATAATCAGCTAACGTAAGTGGTTTAGCATTTATAGTTCCTGTGCCAACACCGTTTGAGCCTCTAAATAATGACATGTCTACCTCTTAAATAAAATAAAAATAAAGGAGACTCCCCGTTATGAGGAGCCTCCAGTTTACTACTTAGCCATTAACAGCCAATACAACACCTGCTTCTGGACGTAGTGTTTTAACACCGTACAGAGTATCAGCAGTGTATAGAGTTCCCAAGAACTCCTGCTTGTACTGGGTCTGAGAACGAATACCTTGTTGCTCTGCCATAACCATTGCATCTTGATGTACCAAGAGAGCGGCTTTAACGTCTCCACCAGCACTGTTCTGTGCGGCAGTTTCAATAACAGGGCAGTTAGAAGAAACAAATACATCAACACCGTATAGGTTTCCAATCTGACCGTTACGTACACCTCGTCCGTCTACAAAGTCAGAAGACATGTAGCGATCAACGCCCATAATAGCGTTACGGAGAGAAGGAGGAACAACAAAGCAACGGTTGTCCATAGGAACGTCAGCATCGTCCAATACCTGAATAGCGGCACGGAAACCTGCGTCATTGAACACGTCACCAGCGGCAACAGCGTCAGCGGCATAAGCTTCGATACCGGAAGCACCTGAGAAGTTAAAGCTGTTGCTGTGAATCCAATCAGAACCAGAACCGTTGTCATCACCAAAGAACTTACCAAGTGTGAACAGATCGTCGTCAACTTGCTTGGCTAAAGCATAACCTGCGTCACCAGTGTAGAACTGACGTAGAGAAGCTAGACCTTGCACTTCAACAATATCTTCGATCATACGAGAATATTCAAAGTGATTGTTGATTACTACTTGAATTTCAGACTCAGTAGCGTTCTGAACAGTTACTGCGGTGTTCTCAGCTTTAGCGGAAGCAGAACCACGGGTAGGCTTGGGGATGTGTAGAACATCGCCTTTCTTACCTGTCATGCTGATCTTCTTAACTAGATTTGCCAAAACTAAGCTTTTTTGATACGCGGCAATAACTTCGTCACTCCAAATATCGGGGATAAACGTAGCCGTGTCACTCTTTCCTACAAAACCGCCCGTGGCGGGATATGTTGATGTAGCCATGATAATACTTCCTTAAATTATAAGATTATTTATTGTCGAACTCTTCCCTCTTGATATGCAAGCATAATCTCATCGGATAATGACAGGTATCGTTCAGGATCGGTTTTCATAAGTTTAATAATGTCTGAACGTCTATAGATTTTCTTTGCCGACTGCTCTCCGCTTCCTCTAGTATTACCTGTAGATGCGGCCTTAATAGTGTCTTTGCGTTGTTGCTTCTCATTAGCGACAGTTTGCCCTACTACCTGCTGACGTTCCTTCCAATTATTGAAAAGCTCATCCGCGGCCTCGTAATCATACTGCTGATCTGCCTGTGCAAAAAGCTGTGTGCGAATCTTTGATCCTTTGATCCAATCTACGAACTTACCGTCCTCCAAAATATCCTTCATATCAGGATGTCTATTTTGTAGTTCGGACATAGCCGCATTTTGTTTATACTGAGCAGATACTTGCTCTGCTTCTTTAATCTTAGGATGATTGCTTATAGCTCTTTCGACTGCCTTGTCGGGATCAGAGAAAAAATCTATTTCGTCTTCAGAATTTTGTTGCGGTGCTTCTGTGGTGGCGAGTTGTGTCTGGATATAGTCATCAACAACTTGACGTAACTCACCTACTTCGGAACTTTGTTTACCTAAGAGTTTCTCAGCTTCTTGGTGCATACGCACAATATCCGCTGTACTCTTACCTTTATATTTATCAGGAAGTTCTTGTGTAGGTTCTTCATCTACAAGAGGTTGCTCTACTGGAGTCTCTTGTTCTGTGATGTCAGTTATCGTATCTGTTTCAGTTGTATCATCTATCAGTTGACGCTCGTCTATTATTGTTGCCATTATTAAACTCCGTGAGTAATCTCATTATGGAGGTGTATTATATGTAAGGGTTCGGTTAGGAGTTAGCCTTACGCTCTTTTTGAATTTTCCTTTCGCGATCTCTCGCCCATTTCATAGTAGCACCTGCAAAGTCACCTGAAAGAGGGTCTAAAAGACTACGAACTGGAGAAACTATTCTACTAGCCATTAACGAACACTCAGGACACTGTATTTCAGTAGTTTTAGAATCTATAAACTTTTCAGTGGTGTGTTCATTCTTGCATCGAAAATCAATAATTATAGCCATCTTAGATTACTCCTCATTGTCTGGCTCTTCTTGATCTTCTTCGCCTTGTTGCTGGGCTGTTTCTAAATGTACTTGAAGATTTAACAAACTAGCGATTGTAGAAAGTTGTCCTTTGCGGAATGAAAGGTCTTTCTCATCTTTACAAGCTTCTATTGAATTAATTCTTTCTGCGTCCTCAGTGAGATCAGACATTAAAGTTTTCCAACCTTCAGTCCTAAACATCTCCTCAGAAGAACGATAGAACTTTTCAAGCTCTTGTTCATTCATAAACTGTTTCTCCTTTAGGACAGTTTAAATTAAAAAATACTAAATACATAGTATAACTATATTGTAGCATATTTACAGTCAAAAGTCAAGAGTTATTTTTTCTTTTTTGCCGTCTTAGCCGCGTTCTTAAAGTTCTTAGCAGTAGGTCTACCTTTCTGCCCAGCCTTCTTCATAGTTTCGCCAGAACCAGCCTTAATACGTGCTTTTTTAGCATTTATGTTCTTGTATAAAGACATCTGTATCTCCTACTACTTCTTCTTAGCTGTCTTGCGGTACTTCTTAGCACCCGCATCGTTTCTCAAAGCTTGTATAGCGGCCTTAGCTTGTGTGTCACTTAAAGGCATAGACCGTGCGCGTTTAGCTACTGGTTTCTTCTTTGCTGGTGCTTTTTTAGCTTTAGGACTGTATGCGCTTTTACCGTATGACATAATTTTTCCTTTTTTAGTAGTTTTCTTACTTTTTAGACTTAGCTCCGGAACATTTCCAACGCTTACGCGATAAGTTATTAGGTGTGTTAGGGTCGTTCTGCTTTTCTTTAGAGAGTCTCTTCTTAATCCCTAAGCTCCTAGCGCAGTAAGCATCGCCTTTAGATGTACCTGCACGTACTCTAGGGCCACCCCCTTTAGCGTTACCTGCTTGTCCGTAGCTTACCTTCTTACCACTAGACGTTACTTTAACCTTTGCTTTTCCCTTTCTTGGCGTTGCCATCTGTAGCTCCTACATTATCAGCTATTTGTTTTTCTAACTGTGCAAGTTTATTAAAAAGCTCCTCAAACTTTACATTTACTTGAGAAACTACGTTTTCCAGTTCTCTATTACTAACCATTATTGCATTCCTTGAGGTGGTTGAGAAGGAGGTGTTGGACGGGAAACAGAATTTTCTTTTACTGTAACTTCTCTTTCCTTCAACAACTGTTCGGAAACCTTAAGCCTACGCTCAAACTCACGATCATCATCGCTACCTTCTCTAAGGTTAGTAGTGACGGCTTTAATCCTGTCAATCTCCAACTCTTGAGGGATAGCTTGAGCTTCAGTAGCCAGCTTCTGTGCCCGTGCTTGTGATTCAACAGCTTGTCCTTGCAATGCCGCAGTTTGTGACGCTTGGAATGCCAACTGCGATTCCTGCGTTGCTTTTTGCGCTTGCTGTGCTTCCGGATTAGGCTGATTAGCTTTTTCAAGGGCCGCAATAAGTTCTTCGCGATTACCTACGTTCATGTTATCAATAATAGACATGATAAGCTGTGAATACATGGGAGTGTCAGGGGACATAGTTTGTAACAACTGTACAAGCTGTGTAACTTCGTACTCACGGGCAATAATACCCAAAGAGCTTGAAGTGTGGAACTTGTAGTCAGCAACAGGATACGCTTCAGGGTTAAACTGCATATATCGGTGTGCGGCTTTAGTTACAAAGGGTATTAGGAATGCTTCCTGAAAATTAATCAAAGTGCGCTTATGGCGTTTAATGATAGCACCTAAGCTCATGGAGATACCTGCGGCAGTAGCTTCTCCGTTAACTGAACCAGAGATACCTGCGGAATCTACAGCGCCTGTAGCTGTCTGTACCATACGTTGTAAAGCATCAGCCTGTGCAAAATGAATCTGACTTACATTACCAAAGTTAAAAGGTTGTATGACTTCACTAGGAGAGCCATTAGTTAAGATGACTTTACCCGCACGTACTTCAGGTTTAGCTCCTCTAGGCATACGTGTAGCGTCCATTGCCAACATGGGGTGTATAGTAAGCGCAAGAGCGTCGATTCTAGCTCGTAGTTCTGCGTCTAACGCCTTTTGAGAGTTATATCCTTTCTCACATACCCCTCTGCCCCAGAAACGGCTAGGAACGACATCCCAAGGGAATGCAACGATTGGTCGATCTCCCATCATGTATGGATTAGATTCCGCTTTTAGCAAAATACCGTCGTTAGCGATAACAACAATAGCTTCTACATAATAAGTTTCTTTTTCATCGCTTTCAACTAACTGTGCAACTTCCTCCGCTTCAGATTCTTTCTGAGCTTCCTCTAAAAGATGCCTAGGGACAAGACCGTAGTATTTAGTAAGACGAACTTTGTCTTCATCGTTAGCAACCAAGTCTTGATCTGGCTCTATGTCAAAATCAGGAGAGGCTGAAGACACAGGAATGTCCCTATAAACACCTTTTTCCTGTAATTGCTCAATGAGATGTCCGGAAACAAACTCATCAACAGCACAACCTAATGCGTCCTCTATAGACGTAGCTAAAGGGTCAATAAGGAAGTTTTGAGGCATTACCGGACGTAGTTTAACACAGGTCTTGTCAGTTATAGTGACACCAACTGCTGTTAACTCACCACCCATAACAGGCTGAGTAGCAGGGGCCATCTCTTTTTCTTCCTCAAGTACAATCTCTGCAATACCTGTGCCAAATACAGCGGCATTTAGCAAGCACTCAGCAACACCTTTACGAACTCTGTTCTTTTTAAAGTCTTTAAACAAAGTTTCTCTAAGGAGAGCGATGTCTTGCTTCTCTTTATCGTTTACATCATCCTCAATATCAAACCAGCGACCACGACCAAAGGTTGCTTCCTCTAGTTCCGCTACGGAAGACTCTACAGCTTGTTGTAAAGCAGGGCTAACAATACGAGAACGCTCTGAGTCTCTAGTTCTGTCGGAGGAAGCCCACTGGCCTCTCCATAAGCGATAGTACTCATCAAACTTCTGTGAATAGTTACTTTCAAAATGATCTCGCCATCCGCGGCATTTAGTAGAAACCCATCCTTCCAATGTTTCTTCTATTGAAAACTGGTCTTTTTCTTCATTAAACATATTAATACCCTGCGTATGTGTCTAATAGTTGATATTCCTCTTCCTCAAAGTCCGATGTGTAAGCTATGTTTGCTAATTGATCTATGTAAGACAAAGAATCAATTAAGTCATCGTGGACTAATTGGTTAGGAAATTGAAATAACTCATCAAGGAACTGGCTGTTCCATTCTCCTTTATTCAAAGAGATAGTACCATGCTCAAACCTTCCTTGTAAGGCCCAAACAATCCTGTCCGTCTTCTTTTTATTACCGTGGGTAAGTGCATCCACCCTAAAGAAGCGTTGGTTTTTCTTCATCTGGTCGTTTAGGTAAGGAAGTACAGCGTTCTTTAAAGCTCCCTTCTCTATACCTACAGCTACTGGTTGGTAGTCTCTGACTGCTTGGAAGATTCTTCGGGCAGTCTCTTCGACACCCCAACGCCCATGTATAATATTAGCAACCCACCAACCTTCTTCACTTGCTTTAACCACTGAGATAGCCGTTTGGTCAAGTCTTTTTGTCTTCGTTGTAACTTTAGCGACATCCGCAAAACCCGCCAAGTCAACCGCAATGTAAAACTGGCCTTGTTCAGGCTCTTCCTCAGAGAATTTAATATACTCTTCTTTGAATAATTCACTACCTTGGGCCTCAAAGGATGCCATGAACTCCTGACGGAAGGAGAAGGAAGACATTGATTTCTTAGCCGCTTCTATTTCCTCAGGGTCTAGCAATGGGTTATCGTAGCTTGTGAAATGATAACCTACAAACGTATCATCATCGGACACACAAGCATATGTATATAAATCATAGAAGTGATTACGACCCATTGGCGTACCAATGAACAGTGCATCACCCTTTTGGTCAGCCAAGGCAGGACGCAGTATCTGCTCCCATACTTCAGGCTTCATGTCAGCGTACTCATCCATAACCAAGAACCTAAGACTGACACCACGCATGGTTTCTGGTCTGTCAGCACCCTTAAGGGCGATGGTAGCACCGTTGACTAATTTCATTTGTAGGTTGTTTACATGGCTAGACGCTATGACAGGATGACCTATCTCTAGCAAGACTTGCCACATAATGTCCCTAGCCTGTCCCTGTGTAGGGGCAACGTAGAACACATGTCCACGTTCGGCTTGCAAAGCTCTAATGATTAGCATCCAAGCGGCTAATCTACTTTTGCCTGTACGTCTACCTGCGGCTATGACTTTAAATCTAGTGTTATCATTAAAGACTTTCTGTTGCCACGGGAGTAGCGATACATTAAGTTCAGTCAATTAATAAGTCCACATTACTGGGCCAACAGCATCATCGTGTAAATTACGGGTGTCAACATGAATAAAAGTACTAGCGACTCCAATTCCTGTGAACCCAAGCGCAATCGCCTGTGCCACAAGTTTATATCGTTGTAGACCGTCCGACACTTTAATGTCAGCCGCGTTACCTTGTGAATGCTGTCCTGCAACTTTTTTCTTAGCCTCGATAGGGTGTGAAGGGGAGCGATAACCGCTAGTGATTATAAACGGGAAACCACACGCTTCCCTTAGCTTATCCAATCGTTCAATAAACTCATCTTTAATTTCATTCTCACCTGTGTACTGACAGGCAAATTCTTCTCTATAAAAATACTCAGCCATCTATATAATCTCCTTCCAAGTCATCATCACCTGCGGATACGACAGTAGTATCACCACCAACACCTGTAATGTTTATTTGTATAGCTGACCTACCTGCTCCTTTTACTACGTCCTTTTCAAAGACAGCAGTCGGGAGGATTCGATCCATGACTAACTTCCATGCCGCGGCTTGGTTCTTATGATCATCGTTTAGGGCCGCATCAAAGATTGACTCTAACACTTTACGAGACTTAGGGGATGTCAACATCCGACTTTTGTACTCGTTGATGATTGCCGCATCACCCTTCGGCCTACCTCTGGTTAAACCAGTAGTGCCTTTCTTTCTTGACACAACATCTGATTTCTTAGGGCGGCCTTTCCGCTTCGCGGAGGAGACTGACTCTACTTCTTTTTCACTCAAGGTATTTCCCCTTATGTACTTAAGGATACTTAAGTAAACTTTAGAATATTCTTTAATTTAATAATTAATAACCTACTTAAAGCTTACTTAAGGATACTTAAGGGCGACTCTGAAACCCTTTACTTCTTATGAATATTATAGCATATCCTGAATCAAAAGTCAAGCTTTATTTTAACTATATACTAACTATTAATGACCAATCAAGCTACTTGTGTGTCAACTCATGTTGTCCTTTATTTGCTTGTGTCTCACCCTAAGGGCCAGCCTGTGTTTCCTTATGTAAATCAATGACTTATGGATACATATGTATACTATTCCTTTTTCCTAATTACTCCTTTTTTGTATACATGCGGGTACTGTAACAATCTTGAGAAGCCACGCGGCCCCCCGCCCCCTAAAGTTATCCACAGGTTATACATAAGTTATACATGAGTTATACATGGCCTGTGCATAAGGTGTGCATAAGTTATCCACAGGTTATACATGGGGCATGGTGCTTATGTTGGCACGGGTATTGCATGGGTGACCAAGGGCCGCCATTGGGTCGAGCTTATGTTTGACAGTTGAAGTGTGAGTGTGCTTGTGGATACCTATAGCACACACTAGCACACACTGGCATGACTCTTGCATGACACAAGCAGACAATAGTTGGCACGGTTATTGCTACGCGCACGCGTGTGTTAGAAGGTATCATATAGTCATGCACTAGATGCATATAGTTTACTAAGGTCATGCATATAAAGCATTAGCATGTAGCTGTTCAGGCCCTATAATGGGTGCAAGAGGCAAGGGAAATGATCCCTTGTAAATGAGAATCATTATCAACTAAAGGTAGGCATAGCATGGTCAAGTTTATGAAAAACAAACGAGAGGTCAACACCTTAGTCAAGCAATTAAAGGCCGGTGGTTTTACTGTCACTGATAGCGATGGATGGGTCAAGGCACTGGACGACGACGACACGGAAGTCATGACGGCAATGCCCCACAGTAACGGGTCATATATGTTGAGATTGAATGATAACTACTTTGCATAATTGATTTACCTATGACTGTCGTATACACTGGCAGTCATTAGCAAATCAATTTAAACCACGGGTATATAGATATGATCACATTAACAGAGATACAAGCAACCGCGTTGATCAATTCAACGGCCAAACAATGGTGCATTGATAACCTAGACTATCTTAATAAACCCATGCGCTTCTTCGGTAGCAGTCTAAAGGTAGAAAAAGGTGCTGATAAATATGATACGTATGTTATGTATCTACAACCGGCTGATAAGGTAGCCACGGAAACACTTTGTAGCTTTGCTGATCTAGCAGGATGCAAGGCACCTTGTTTGATATCTAGCGGCCAACTAGGTATGTCGGTCGGTCAGAATGCGGCCACCAAACGCACCGTATTAATGTTATTACGTCCTGCTATGTTTGAGAGTGCTATGTTATCAGAGATAGACAAAGCGGAACGCAAAGCGTTAAAAACTGGCATACCTGCGCTGTTTAGGCTGAACGGCACGAGTGATGTAGATTTCACTGATATTATGGTGCAACGGCCTGACTCTATGTTTTATGACTATAGTAAAATTTTAAGCCGTGTGCGCAAGAACAGACTGCCAAACTTCGATCTTACGTTTAGCGGTAGTATGTACAGCACCCAAAGCAAAGCCGCGCTACGTAAGGCGGTTAACGCTAAGTATCGTATTGCTATGGCGTATAATACTAAAGGTCTAGCAGGTGATGAGCTACAGATTAACCACGGTCTAAAATCATTCGACACTACAGACCTGCGACACCTAGATGATAACGTAGTTGGTACATTAACGCGCAAAGGTAGCAACAAAAAGGAACGTGCAAGCGACAATCTACGGTCGGATTCGTTCTTTGTGACTAGTGCTAACGTGCTAGAATTCAATGATATAATAGCAATTGGAGGATAATATGAGAAACATTCATGCTTTTAATGTTAAATATAAAACAGTCGCTGAATATAACAGCGTAAACAAAAAGGAATTACCAGTCGAGGTAATTGATTTTCCAAACATGAATGACCGTTATTTGTCCCATACGTGGGGCACAGCGCACACTAACAGCGAATTAACTGCTTGTATAGGCGTATACGGCATAGCCAGTAGTGTGCCGTTTAAACACATAAAAGGAATCGAGGTGATAGCATGAAACACAAAATAGAAACTCTGTATCTTGACTGGTTCAATAACTTTTTGACCGTTGAACGATTCGCGGAATACTACGGAATGCCAGTAGATAAAGCACACAAGGTGATCCGTATTGGTCGATATTTAAACCATAGAAGGGTTGAATAATGGTAATAATGAGCGTACTATTAATAGCCTCCGGCCTCTATGCGGTATGGGAGTCGGAGCAAATCATTCAGCAAAAACATAACAAGAGGAACAATGATGAATAAAGCAAAGATATTGATGAACAAGCGAGAAGCCCACAGAGACGCACGTAAGACGTTTATAGTCGATGTGGTAGGTTGGGGACTCTTAAGCCTTGGAACGGCTGTGATAGCCCTTATATTGTATATAATGGCAGTTGTAGTGCTTGGGGGTGACTTATGAGTGGTTGGAATGGAAGTTGTGAGGATTGGTTACACGGTGACGAATGCTATAACGACACCCAAGAGTTACCGGATGCATACGAGTATGAGCCTATGCAAAAATGGGAGATAGACGCGGCTATAGCGTCACTCAAAGCTAAAGCAGGATTAATGGAGGTGGACAATGTTTAGTTGGCGAATAGGTAAAAACACGCTGAATATTGAATATAGGAATGGCACGGGTATCGACATAGAATTTGCGGATAGTCGGCCTGTATGGGTATATAATGCAGAGAGTGGTGAAGTTACCGCTTTACCCTTTAACGGAACCGTGATACTATTACCACTACTAACTATTACTTTTGGTTATGTCTACACTACTGAGGAACTAGAGGATTATGAGTAAAATAAAAGAGGAACTACTAGGCTATGAATACGAGCCTAGCGAGTGGATAGAGCCAGAAGCACAGAACATGGTCAATGAGTTAATAGAGTACCAAGTGTATTGTATGCCCCTCTCTGAGCTAATGGCGAGAGTAACTAAGCAGATGACGGATGAATATTATAATAATTCATATGAGAATATGACAAAGAGATATAACGAGGTGTTTAAATGAGTAGATGCAAAGCATGTGATGTGATTATGAACGAATACGAGCTTAAGCGTATTGACAGAATAACGGGGGATTATTCGGAGTTGTGTTCCAACTGCCTTAGTGCGTCCACGGAGGCATTAAGAGAGGAAAGCCCTATGCAGATCATTCTTGAAGGTCTAGACAACCCATTAGAACTATTAGCAGACTTGGAGGGTTAGGTATTTATTATATGAATAATGGGTATAACTTTAAATGATTGAGGTTATGCCCTAATTCATGTTATACTATACTTATGTATTAGAGGGAAAATTTTTAATATATAATTATAGTATTAACCAAACGATCCTAAGGTATGGATCACAACCACTGAGGAAGTAATTATGGCAGTATTAGAAGGTTTATTAGCGTTTGAGAATCTTGATGAACACGAAATGTATCAGGGCCAATCAACTGGTAAATTCTCTGTCGTGTTGTCTTTAGACGACACCACCGCGGATGAGTTATCATCTAAGGGTGTCAAGATGCGAGAGTATGAAGGTGTCAAACAGCGCAAGTTCAGCACTAAGTATGATGTGCCTGTCTTGGACGCTGAGGGTTCGCCCTTCAAGGGTCGGATAGGTCGAGGGTCTAAGGTGCGGCTGTTGTACGCAGAAGGTCAAGAGCATCCTGTGCACGGTGTATCAACCTATCTGAATAAGATCAAGGTCTTAGAGGTAGCGGAAGACACTAGCGGAGGGGAGTTTTAGAAGTGTCATCAACCTTTGTTAAACATGAGCCATGCCCTGCGTGTGGCTCACAGGACAACTTAGCGAGGTACTCCGATGGTCATGCCGTTTGTTTTACAGGCGGTTGTGACCATTACGAGAGAGGCACTGGTCAAGTTGTAAATGTAACACCAAGTCGAGCGAGGCGATTAGAGATGACAGGAATAGTAGCGGCAATCCCTGACAGGCGTATCAGTCAATCAATAGCACAGAAGTATGGTGTGACGGTTGAGTACAGCGCACAGGGGCAAATTGTCAAGCACCACTATCCATACCACGACAAGGACTCAGGTACACCTACGGGTACTAAGGTTCGCATTGTGGACAACAAGGGTTTTTATGCAACAGGGGAGTTTGGCAATGTTGGGTTGTTCGGGCAACAGGCTTTCAAGGGTGGCGGTAAGTACGTTACGATCACAGAGGGCGAGGCAGACGCACTTGCAGTTCACGAAATGTTCGACGGGAAATGGCCCGTTGTCTCCATTAGAAGTGGCGCAAGCGGAGCATCAAAGGACATTAAAGAAAACCTTGAGTGGTTAGAGTCATTTGATAACGTCGTAATCTGTTTTGATAATGACAAGGCAGGACAGGAGGCGGCCAAGTCAGTCCTTGATTTATTCACCCCCAACAAAGCTAAGAACGTCACTCTGCCTATGAAGGACGCAGGGGACATGCTCAAGGCTAACAAGGTGCAGAGCTTTGTCAAAGAGTGGTGGAACGCTAAGACGTACCAACCCGATGGCATTGTGTCAGGCAGTGATACTTGGGACATGATCGTTGAACAGGCTGACGTTAAGTCTATCCTGTACCCTTGGGGCTGTCTCAATGAGATGACCCACGGCTTCCGCAGGAAGGAGCTAGTCACCATTACGTCAGGCTCAGGCATGGGTAAGTCTCAGATAGTCAGAGAGCTAGAGCATTACCTGCTAGGTGCTACTGAGGACAACATTGGCATCCTAGCCTTGGAGGAGGACATCCCCAAGACAGCGTTGGGCATCATGTCCATTGAGGCTAACAAGCAGTTACACCTAGACAAGACTGTTAGCAAGGAAGAGAAGAAGGGATACTGGGACAGGACGTTAGGCTCAGGCCGTATCTTCTTGTTTGATCATTGGGGTTCCACAAGCGAGGACAACCTGTTAGGCCGCATACGTTACATGGCTAAGGGCTTGGACTGCAAGTGGATCATCTTGGATCACCTCAGCATCGTGGTCAGCGATCAGGACAACGGGGACGAGCGTAAAGCTATTGACAGTATCATGACCAATTTGCGTAAGCTAGTACAAGAGACAGGTGTAGGGCTATTCCTAGTATCGCACCTGCGTAGACCTAGCGGCTCAAAGGCACATGAAGATGGCGGTAAGATTAGTTTGGGAGAACTCAGAGGATCAGCGGCAATCGCGCAACTTAGCGACATTGTTATTGGCCTAGAGCGAGATCAGCAACACAAAGACCCTGAGACACGGAACACAACCTGTGTGAGAGTGTTAAAAAATAGGTTCGTGGGCTTGACAGGGCCGGCCTGTTACCTGTATTATGATAAGGAGTCTGGTAGAATGATAGAAACCAGTTGTCCAGTAGGTAATGAGACGGAGTTTTAATATGACAAACACAATACAGCAATATCAAATAACATCTCCAGAAAACACAGATGTTTTACTTTTAGAAGATTCAATTAATGAGTTGAGAAGATTAGGTAAGAAGAAGATATACCCTTACGGAGCAGGTCAGATATGTTTTCACCACCGCAAGTGTTACTTCTTTATCTCCCCTGCAAGTATGAAGTGGGCACCAAGACACAAAGCGTGCGCGTCGTGGTACAAAGGTGCAAGAAGTATTGAGGAAGTGTTTAAGTCTATAAACGGTTGGTGTGACTATAGAGATAGAAAACAACAGGAAAACCAAGAGGTTTAAATGCGGAAAATAGTATTTGACATAGAGGCTAACGGTCTGACCCCTGATAAAGTGTGGTGTATCGTTGCTCACATTGTAGGCACTGAAGAGTTCTTTGAGTTTCACGGCTTCAGCTTGTTTGACTTCAATGAGTGGCTTCTAGGCTTTGATAACTGTGAAGTGATAGGCCATAATATAATTGGCTATGACATACCAGTGTTGGAGAGATTATTAGGTACTGATTTTAGCAAGTGTAAGATTACGGACACCCTAGTCCTATCAAGACTAGCGAATCCCTCAAGGGACGGTGGACATTCTTTAGAGAGTTGGGGACAGACACTAAACCAACCAAAAGGTGATTATAATGATTGGGATAATTTCTCGCATGATATGTTGGAGTATTGTGTACAGGATGTTAAAGTTAATACGTTGGTGTACAAGAGATTACTTTCTGAGCTTAAGGGTTTTGAGCCTGAGTGCATTAATCTCGAGCATCAAGTACAGGGTATTATTTCAAGCCAGATTAAAACAGGTTGGCTCTTAGACCAAGAGAAGTCATACAACTTATTAGCTAGATTAAAGGAGAAAAAGAATGACCTTGAAGACGAAGTACATAAGGTTTTCAAACCGTTACCGACATTTATCAAAGAGATTTCCCCTAAGATTAAGAAGGATGGTACGCTCTCTGTTGTTGGACTCAAGTTCCTTGGTGAGCAATGGCAAACAGCAGTAGCACCTTTCAGCCGCATAGACTTCCCTGTGTTCAATCTAGGGTCACGACAGCAGATAGGTAAGCACCTACAGTATTACGGGTGGAAGCCGACCAAGTTCACTGAGACAGGACAGGCCATCGTTGATGAGGCAGTGCTAAGTACAGTGAAGGGAATACCAGAGGCCGCGTTGATTGCTGAGTATCTTATGATACAGAAGCGTGTGGCACAGGTACAGAGTTGGTTGGAGGCTGTTCAGGACAACGGGCGGGTACATGGGTATGTTAATTCCAACGGTGCAGTGACGGGCCGCATGACACATTCTAGTCCGAACATGGGTCAAATTCCCGCAGTGTACTCACCTTACGGCAGAGAGTGCAGAGATGTTTGGATTGTGCCAGAGGGATACAAGTTGGTAGGTATGGACGCAAGCGGCTTGGAATTGCGAATGTTAGCACATTATATGAATGACGAGGGATACACAAATGAAATTCTCACGGGAGACATCCACACGGCAAATCAGTTGGCTAGTGGCCTTGAAACTAGAGATCAAGCAAAGACTTTCATCTACGCTTTCCTTTATGGGGCCGGAGATGCTAAGATCGGAAGTATCGTTGGAGGAACTAAACAGGATGGTAAAAGACTTAAGGACAAGTTCCTCAGAAATACGCCTTCTCTTGGAAGATTACGAGAACGAGTTGGCATGGCGGCAGGAAGAGGTTATGTTTATGGCTTGGATGGACGAAGGGTCTATGTACGGTCAGAACACGCGGCACTAAACACTTTGTTGCAGTCAGCAGGTGCTATCGTAATGAAAAAAGCGTTGTGCTTACTTAACGAATATGCTATACTATGGGGTATAGACTATAACTTTATAGGGAATATACACGATGAAATCCAGACAGAGGTTAGAGCAGAGAAAGCACAGGTTTTCGGAGGCCTCGCCACCAGTTGTGTCGAAGCCGCAGGACTCCATTTCAAACTCAACTGCCCCCTTGCAGGAGACTTTAAAGTTGGAAATAGTTGGGCAGACACACACTAATTCTACTAAGATAAGTGGAGATTAAAATGAAAATCAGGCTAAGTAAACAAGATTCACACACCTGTCAACTTATGGGTGCTGATACTGTTAAGCTGTGTGAGATGCAAGGTTTTAAACCTAGATTGGACAACAAAAGACAGTCTAGAGTTGAGGCCAATGTATATGGTTTTAAAGCAGAATTTGCTGTTGCCAGATTATTTGATTTAGAACTACCTGTCATTAATGTCGCTACAGATGGTGGTGTCGATCTTTGGTTTGATGATCTCACCATTGACGTTAAATTTACTAATAGTGAGTACGGTAAGTTGATTTTTGACTCTATGCCAAAATTTAAGTCAGAGTTTGGTGTTTTGGTGGGTCGAACTGAAGACCCAGATGTCATGCGTGTAAACGGTTGGATAGATCGGAATAGCTTTGAAGATAACTGTCATACCCACAATTTTGGATATGGTGATAGGCTTTACGTACAACACGATGAATTATTTTCAATAGAGAGTTTATGGTTAAGGCTCATGCAACATAAATTTAAACATAAAGTTGAACAGGAGTTTTAAAATTGAACATACAAGAAACGTCCCCCATTACCCATAAGGGTAAGTACTACAAGGACAATAAATCCGCAGTGCAGGCAAGGGATGCCAAACGTATGTGGGTAAACGGTAAGGAAGTTAAGAAGACACACCCCCTGTACAAAGCAGGACGCTACAAAGGGTTTGAGCAAGCGGCCTTTAGTTCCTTGGAAAACTACAAGGACAGTGCAGAGGGTGAGGTTTATATAATTACTAACAAAGCGTGGCCTGAGTGGGTAAAGGTAGGCATGGCTGTAGACTCACAGGATAGGCTTAAGAATTATCAAACATCCTCACCGTTTAGAGATTATAGTTTATTGTATTCTTATGAAGTAAACGATAGAAGGGCAGGGGAATCAGTGGCACACGCAAGACTAGCCAAAGAGTGTAACAACATCAACGAGTGGTTTAGATTACCACACGCTATAGCTAACGAGCTAATACTGGAAGTGATACATGAATACTAAACCAAAAGGTAAGCCCTTTGAAAAATGCTTTATTGATGCTGATTCAATTATCTACCGGATAGCTATGAAGGGCATTAGTTTAGAGATAGCTAAGAAGTATTATGATGAGGAGATAGAGAAGATAGGATGGGACACTTGTAGTAGTGAAGTGTTCGTAGCTATCAAAGGCTCAGGTAACTTTCGTTATGAGATAGCTGAGGATTATAAGAACAACCGAAAACAACAAGGCGAAGAAGACCCTGATCCCAAGCTGACGGAAAGACGCAAGGCAATTAATGAGTACGCTTATGGCTTAGGACACTTCAAGTCTGACAACTGTGAAGCAGATGATGTAGTAAGTATATGGGCGCAAGAGTCTTTAGATGCCAAGGAACACTTTGTCATTGCTCACATAGATAAAGACATTGACATGGTAGAGGGTTGGCATTATAACTTTAACAAAGAAACTTTATACCATGTGTGTAAAGACCAAGGCTACTATAAGATGTGCTTACAGATGCTTACAGGAGACTCTACCGATAACATTCAAGGTCTTGTAGGCATTGGCGTTAAGAGAGCAGAGAAGCTACTAGCTGATGTCCATAAGCCTGACATGCTTGCTAAGGTACAAGAGGCGTGGCAAAAGGCTCACCCTGATGATTGGCAGGACAGGCTAGAGGTATGTTGGAACTTGATCTATATGCGTAGGGATTGGGGTGGCTTTCGTAGGTTGAACTTAGAGGAGACTCTGAATGGCTCAGTTTAGATCAGGACTTGAGAAGAACTTATCAGAGAAGTTAGACGGTCAGTATAAGTTTGAGCCTTACAGCTTACCTTATACGACACACAGGAAGTACATACCGGACTTTGTACATGAAGACAAGAAGGTATTGATAGAGTGCAAGGGGTTCTTTAGGGCGGGTGATACACAGAAGTATACAGCGGTGCGAGATAGTCTCGACAACTGGGAACTAGTGTTTGTCCTGAGCAACCCAAGCAAGAAGGTAAGGAAAGGCGGCAAGATTACAATGGGCGAGTGGTGTGAGAAGAATAACTTTAAGCACTACACGGTTGACACAGCAAAGGAAATGACAAAGTATATTAAAGGGAAGAAGAAGCCATGTCCTTAACACTTGAAGAACTTAAAGAAAAGATTATAATAAATGTAGATGAGTTGTTAGTCCTTGAAATGCTAGACATCAGCACTAAAGATTTGTTAGAGGCTTTTGAACATAGGCTTATCAGAAACTTTGATGAGTTTGCTGAAGAATTTAAAGATGAGGAAATGATTGATGAGACTTAATGACGCAACACCTGCTGAGTGGGACAGACTACGTAAAGAACACCCTGCTATCGTGCCTTCAATAGATAAAGCTATGAAAGCCTACCACGACATAGCGGACAATGAGCTTGAGGATGTAGTTAATAAGCCCAAGCATTACAACACAGGCAATATTGAGTGTATTGAGGCAATAGAAGAGTCCATGTCCTCAGTAGCGTTTAAAGGGTATCTCAAAGGCAACTGTCTGAAATACTTATGGCGTTATGATTACAAAGGCAAGCAAGTAGAAGACCTACAGAAAGCCACATGGTATCTAAACAAATTAACCGTAATGGTTGCAGAGGAGAATAATTAATGGATCAGTATCAGCAGTTTATACACAAGAGCCGTTACGCACGTTGGATGCCAGATGAAAGCCGCAGAGAGACTTGGAGTGAGACAGTCAATCGCTATGTTTCATTTTGGAAAGACCGTGACCAGATCACAGCCAAAGAAGGACAGAAGTTGTATGATGCTATCCATAACCTAGAAGTCATGCCGTCTATGCGTTGTATGATGACAGCAGGGGTAGCCTTAGACAAAGACAACGTAGCAGGGTTTAACTGTAGCTACTTGCATATCGACTCTCCACGAAGCTTTGATGAGTTGATGTATGTCTTGATGTGCGGCACAGGTGTAGGCTTTAGTGTTGAACGTAACTTCATCACTAAGCTACCTGAGATTGCTGAGTCATTCCACAAGACTGACAGCCTCATCGTAGTGTCGGACAGCAAGATTGGATGGGCTTCCGCATTCCGTGAGTTAATCGCTATGTTGTACGCAGGTAAGATACCTCAGTGGGACGTAAGCAGAGTTAGAGGGTCAGGAGAGAGACTTAAGACCTTTGGTGGTCGTGCATCAGGCCCAGAGCCTTTGATAGATTTATTTAACTTCTGTATTGAAGTCTTTCAGAAAGCTAAGGGTCGTAAGCTGACATCCATTGAGTGCCATGATATTGTTTGTAAGATTGCAGATATAGTTGTTGTAGGTGGCGTTAGACGTTCAGCATTAATAAGCTTGTCTAATCTGTCTGATCAGCGCATGGCTAAGGCTAAGTCAGGTGATTGGTGGCGAAATGAAGGACAACGTGCATTGGCTAACAACAGTGTAGCGTACACAGAGAAGCCTGACTTCCAATCGTTCCTGTCAGAGATGCAGACCATGTACGAGTCTAAAGCAGGTGAGCGTGGTATCTTTAGCCGTGTAGCGGCACAGAAGATTGCCGCACGTAATGGACGTAGGGATGCTGATCAGGACTTTGGTACAAATCCATGTTCGGAGATCATATTACGTAGTAACCAGTTTTGCAACCTTAGTGAGGTGGTAGTACGTGCTGATGATACGCTAAAGACTCTCAAGGCTAAGGTAGAAGTGGCGGCTATGATAGGCACACTACAGGCAACCTTGACTGACTTTAGATACCTACGTAATATTTGGAAGAAGAACACAGAAGAAGAAGCATTGTTGGGCGTGAGTATGACAGGCATTATGGATCACCCTGTTATTGGAACAGCGTCAGATAAAACCGTAGAGTGGTTAGAGGAACTAAAAGATGTGGCCGTTAAAGTTAATAAGAAATGGGCTGAGAAACTTGGTATTAATCAGTCTACAGCTATTACGGCTGTTAAGCCAAGCGGTACTGTATCTCAGCTTGTTGACAGTGCTTCTGGGATACACCCTCGTTTCTCTAAGCACTACATTAGAAGGGTACGTAGCGATAAGAAAGACCCACTTGCAATCTTTATGGAAGCAAAGGGATTCCCAGTAGAACAAGATGTTATGTCACCCAGTTCCTCTGTGTTTAGTTTCCCTGTACAAGCGCCTAAGTCTAGTACAACTGTTAAGCAAGTTGGAGCAATGCAACAGTTAGCTTTATGGAAGACATACCAGAACCATTGGTGTGAGCATAAGCCAAGCATCACTGTTTATTATACAGATAGCGAGTTCCTGCAAGTTGCTCAATGGATATGGGATAACTTTGACATCTGTAGTGGTATTAGTTTGTTGCCAGTTAGTGATCATGTTTATCAACAAGCCCCCTATGAGGACATCAATGCTGATGAATATAAAAGACTACTAGCAGAGATGCCAAAAGGTGTAGATTGGAATGACCTTGTTCACTTTGAACAAGAGGATAATACAACAGGCAGTCAAGAGTTAGCCTGTGTGGGTGGTGCATGTGAAATAGTGTAGCGTATTGTTTCTTATAGTTTACAATGTATACTGTAGTATACAAAAGCCCCCTAGGAGAGAAACCTAAGGGGCTTTTTGTTTACAAGAACGCACCTAGTCCAACGCCTATTTTCACACCTAACATTGTGCTTTTAAGAGTGTCTTGATAGTTTTTTCCTAATGTTATTCCTCTTCTTTGAGCCTCTGTAGCCGCCTCTATCAAGTTAATTGTCTTGTCTATTTCACTCGCCTTTAAACTGTTTCTAGCTAATAATCCTGGCAAGAAGTTAATTATTTGATTAGCTATGGTTAAAGGCTCAGTAGCTATATTTTTAGCGGCTTGTTGCTCTGCTTGTGCAACTGTCAACTGAAAACCTGCACCTCCTGAAGCACCTCTTTCGAGTATAGATAGCTTTTTAATAAGTTTATCCACTTTCTTTTCTACTGGCGTTCCTGCAAACAGGTGTTTAAAAGTAGCCCTGAATTTAGGATCGTTTAACTTTACTTGTAGCTGTTCTACGCTTTTAGCTCCTCCGCGCCCTTCAAACTTTAAAGCCTCTTCTAAAAACCCTTTCCTTATGCCTTCTATAGGGTCTGTTTTTCTTAACTGTTTAGCCAACTCTTTACCCACTACAGAATCTTTAGGTAAATCTTTGGCGTACTGGGAAGCTAATTTTTTAAGTGTGTTTACTTGATCTAGTCCTACAGTAAAACCTGACTTAGTCAATATAGCCCCTATTTCGGAAGGGTCTAACACATCCATTGCTTTTTCTAGGAATGTATCACTGACTACTTTTTGTCCCTTAGCATAATAAGCAGTTACGTCGTCATATTGTTTTTTTAAAGCAGGGTTAAGTTTTTTAGCGGCTTCTTGCATTGAGTCTTGTAAAGCGTCTCTAGTTAACGAAAGAGATTCAATATAGTCAGGGTCTTTGGTAGAAGCAGTTCTAGCGGCATGTAGCCTTCGCTTGACTGAAGACAATCTTTCGTGAGCTTCTTGAAAGTTTAAATTAGTTGGCAAGTTTTCAAGTTCTTTTACTTGAGCAGAAGCCTTTCCTGTCAACGCTGGATAAGTTTCTACCCACTCGTCTGTTTTTTTATTGTACTTAGGATCGCCTTTAAATTTTTGTTTAAACTCTAAAGCAGACTGTCTTGCTCTCTCTCTGGCTTGAACAGCTACTCCTTTTCCCGATTTAGCTATTTGTTTATACACAGGAGACACTATCTCATCTAAAGCAGTATCAACTTGATTAATCAAAGACTGAAGAACTTCTCCTTGCTCTCTTGGAGTACCTCCTTTGAACATACTGACTAAATTTTCTGTTTGTTTACCCATGTACGTCCCATAGCTCTCAAACAAGTTTTCTACAGTTCTTTTAGTAACTTGCGAAACGCGAGCAAACGACCCTAATATTTCTGTTGCAGTTCTTTTAGGTTCGACCATTTGGGGTTGAAGAGTAGAGTCAATTTCTTTTAATTCACCCTGCAATTCTTTTATTATTTCTATATCTTCATCAGGAAGACCTTTTTTACCACCTATAATTTCTTTTCCTTTCCTGTATAACTTTCCTCCTGCACCAAGAACAATACCTAGTCCTGCACTCATTATAGCGTCTGTTTGCGCGGCATCTTTAGCTTGTTTAAAAGAAGAAGAAGGATCAACTTTTCTACCTTCTATTAAAGACTCTAAAGTTTCTCCTATGATATTAGCGGTTCCTACAGCAGTCGCGCTAAACAAAGTACCTACGGTATTTGCACCTACAGCGGCTCCCACAGGTCCTGCTACAGCAAAACCACCTGCTCCTCCTAAAGTTGTTCCGAAAGTAGCGGCAGGAATTCCTAAAGTTAATTCTAAAGCAGGAGTAATATAATCAGCGTATGTCTGTGGGTCTACTTCAATTTCTTCTATGTCTTGTAATGCTTTCTTTCGGGCAGGGGTGTTTACTTCGTACAGAAACTGTTCAAAGTTAGAAGGAGGAACAACGCCTTGCCCTACTAAAAATGTTTCTATTTCCTCAGTGGTTGCTGAAGAACGTATATCAGTAACAATAGTCCCATCTGGTAAATCAAGAGTTTTTGGCATTAAATGTCACTCCCACTTAGTACTTTACGCTTAAAGTTTTTACTGGGCGGTATACCCGCTTTATCAAAAATTGCTTGTAGTTGTTTTTTATCGGCAATCACACTCTTCCAATAATCTATAAAACCAGAAGTGTTGCCTTGGTAATTAATTATCCATTTTTGTAACGCGTTTTGTTGAGCCGACCCTAAAGCATTTTTCTTGGCTTTCCCGTATAAATATCCTTTTATTACCTCAGGGCCTTCGGTTATTTCAGGCTGTGTTGCATCAGAGCGTTTAACTTCCATTTCTGTTGCAGTTCCCGGAGGCAATAATATATTAGACTCTTTAATCCGGCCTTCAGCATAAGAAAAAGTAAGTAATCTATTTTTATCGCCCTTACCAAAAGTAGCTTCTAACTGTCTTTTTATCTCTACTGGTTTTCCTGCCTTAATATCTAACTCATTATAAGTAAGCAAAAGATCAACCGCTGAATCACTCTGCGATCCTAAATCAAGAGAATTTTGTAAATGCTTATTAGCTAACGTAGTAATTCTAGGGTCTACCTCAGCTAATTCCATAGCTTTCGCAACATCTACTAGGTTATTTTTTAAGTTGTCTGCAATAACAGTCATTCCGGCCTTCGTTAAAAAATCTATCGCGCTTTCTTTTTGCTCTTTTAGTTTTTGTTTTTCACTCTCAGCATTTTTTTGAAGTGTTAAGGCTACTTCAGGAAAAACAAGTTTTCCGTCATCTACATAACGCTTAAAACCATTTTTGTCTGTTACTGTTTCTCTTTTGTCGTCTTCACTAGGGGCTCTAATTGCTTTTGCTTCTGCTTGTTGAAAGGCTAAATAATTGCCGTCAAAACCATTTTTTACAGCCTCGTTAAATATTCTAACTTTATCAGGCAAGTTGGCAGTAGTGGCTGATTTTTTTTCTAAGAAAGATGACAAAGATATTTCAGGAATCCCCTTAGCTTTGTTTTCTTTGTTAATCTGAGCCACGTGTCTCTGTTCGGATGTTAAATTAGCCCCTCCTATGTTAACATTTCTGTCCATAAAGGCTAACAAAGAACCTTCAAATCCTTGACTTTTAGCTTGAGCATATTCTCTTTGATCATCAGTTAACTTAGTTGTATCAGCTTCGTTAATAAAGTTTTTCATGTTTGTAGGAGTAATTAAACCCTGTAAGGCTAATGCACCATAACCTTTATTAGGGTAGGTGTTATCTAAGTAGTCTGAAAATTCCTTACGTTGTTGGTTTAATTTATCTATTCCCTCTTGTTTTTCAGCCCTAGCAGATTCTTTGTTAAGTATGGCTTGTCTTTGTGCTAATGTTCTAGCGGCTCCTGCTTGATTTCCTGAAGACATTTGTAACTTAGCAAGCTGACTTAAATCGTCAGGATTTTCAGGATTCATCTTAGGAAGTAATTTTTCTAGTTGTTCCATAGGGTTGTCTGGAACTTCTCTTCCTGTCAGTTTACCAAACATCTTACCTACGGCTCTACCGCCACCTGCGGCTCCTTGAGCAAGTCTTTGATTTCTTGTAACAGGCTGAATTGGTTGAGTAGGGGTTCCTGTTAATAAGCCTACTAAATCTTGATATGCCATTATAATGTCCTATTTATAAAATTTATTAAAAACTTTACCTTGTCATCATACCAGAGAACGTATTACCCGCCACCACTACGACCACCACCACCACTAGCCCCACCAGTAGCCGCCTGTGCTACAGCACCTTCTATAGAGCTTAATAACTTATTCCAGAAACCACTTCTAGCATCATCCTTAGCCGCTAACCCTCCAAAGATACCGCCTTGACGTTCTCCTGTTTCACGGTCATAACCAGTTCCTAGTGTTTGTCCAATGTAACCACCTTCCTTATCAAACAAGGTTTTTAACATTGATTCAACATTTAGGGTTGCACCAGTTTCTCTGCCGCTTTGTGCAAGCCCTGCTGTAGGAGTAGCAGTCTTATACAACTCATTCAATTGTTGTTGAGGCATATAACCTAGACCCATAAGGCCCTCAGCTAAACCGAAAGATTGCTTTCTATCTTCTTGCGACTGTCCATAAGCCTGATATGCCGCTTGGTTACGTGCTTCACCTAGTGCCATGTCTTGTGCAAATTGCTCAGGACTACCACCGTACTGAGAAGTCATTAAGCCTAGTCTACCTTGGCCTCTTAAACGATTCTCTAACTCAAGGCGCTGACGCTCTTCGTTGGGCTTTTGTAGTCCTCTTATTTGCTCATATAAAGCCTGTTGTCTCTCAAGAGGATCACCACTCATCTCATCTAGAAAACCGCCTGACATCTCAAACAAACGGTCTTGAGTGGCCTGTTGATCTTCAGACAAATTCATGTCATAACCACCTTCAGCGTTTCCTTGTATACCGCCCAAGCTAGATGTAACACTAAAAGGGACAAACTGAGACTGATCGTAACCTTGCTGACCTACAGCAGTGCCACGCTCTAGTGTTTCATCTCTAAAGTCTGTTTTTCTTTTTATATCTCTTTTTAAGCTCTTGTAGTCTTGTCCTGCCGTTAACATGTCCGCTAAAAAACCCATCAGTAACTCCCTCCGCTAATTGTTCCTGCTAACGTACCTGCAATATTAGCGGCTAATAATGTTGGAACAGTAACTGTCCCCGTGAATGTAGGTCCAGATAAGTCTGCTTTAGTAGAAACAGCGGTAGAGATGGCGTTAAACTCATCATTTATTTCCGCTCCCTTTACAACCTTTGCCGCGCTCCCTGTAGGCAAGGAATCCTTAACCGCAAAATCCGTAGCCTTTGTATAATTGCTCATTAAATAAGTCTCCCTAATAATACGTTTATGTCAATTTTTTGTATTGAAAATTCTGTTCCAGTAATCATAGACTCTAAACCTACAGTGATTATAGTTCCGTGTCCTGAGCCGTGAACACTAGGTACTTGAGTTTTAGTACCTGCTGTGTATTCAGAAACTGAAACATTGTATTCATTTATACCGTAATAAGCAATGTTGTCGTTTGTTTTTTTAGAGTTGAAAGGTTGCTTGTAATAAGCGTCTGAATAATCATATCCCCAACTCAATACGGATTGTGCCGCGACATCCCCAATGATTGTCATTTTAAATTTCTTAAGGAACTTAATGTTTGATGAATTCCCAAAATCTAAAGGGTTACTAAAATATGATAGTTGGTAGGAGTCTACGGAGTAAGTATACGTAGAACCAACAAGATTACACAGCTTATCCGTAAAGCCTTTGTATTCATATATGCCCCCTTGTCTTCCCATGTATATCTTACCGTCCTGCGTTCTTGTATAACACAAAGCAATTGGGGTTGACCACGTTGTTACCCTATGAGAGCCGTCAGGTAATGCTTGTCTCATGTCAAAACAGTACGTTAGGTTGCTTGTGGGTAGAGTTACAAGATAAAAAGCTTCCTCTGGGCTATATACAGATTTAACAGTAGATAGTGTAGGGTTTGTAAGTCGTTCTTCGTTGACATGACGTACTAAGTCATTTCTGACATTTTTGCTTATGTCTCGCATAGGCATAGACTTTTCTTGTATTACTCTGCCAAAGCTACGTACACCTGAATCAGATAAGAATACAATGTCAGTTCCTGTGTGCTGTACAGAATCTCTAGCAACACAACCCACACCTTCTATAGTATCATGTAAAACCATACTTGAAGGTGCTAAAGCACCCTTGTACACAACAATTGATCTTTCGCCAAAGATAATGAGAAACCCGTTGTGTGCCGCCAGTGCTACAACTTCATCGTGACCAGTAGGCCATACAGTTGTTAAATCAATAGCGCCAACAGTACCTCCGTTCCAATCGTTTCCATTAAGAGTGTCAGACCAGTATATTGTATGTTTATTTCCTGTAATATCGGCTATCCATAAACGACCATAAGCCGCTAACACTTCATTAGCTTGATAAGGTGCTATGTCTGACCCACCAACCTGAGGGGCATCAAAACCTGTGACTGCTGTTAGTTTTACAAGCCCTTGAGAGCCAGCGTCTGTATAAACTAAAGGTTCGTGTCCTCTTTGATAAAAGTACACATGATTATTAAAGTTAACAACCTTCCAGTTGTTTGCAGTTACGGTATAACCTGCGGGAGTTATGTCAGTTAATGTTCCTATCCCGCTAAATATTTTATTGTTACCCGCAGAAAAAACAACCTTATCTCCGCTTCTATCTAAGGACTCAAAGATTGTTTCTATTTTTACAGTGTTTGTACCTACTGTGGAAGCCCCTAAGGTGTCTGTAGCTGAGGATAGCAGTATTGACCCTTTTCTAGCCCCCACACGCCCTAACTTATCAATGACACAGTTAGAAGCTATAGACGCATAACTAGGGTCAAGACCCACAGGAGAATCCTGAGTATTAATACCGCCAAACGCAGGTGCATTAATTGTTATGTTCTGTAGTTGTTGAGCCACTATACGGGCCTCCAAACAGTTTCCTCTGGTTGACGAGCTACATCAAAAGCAATCGTATCGCCTAAGGTTTGGTCAGCAAGAGCAAAGAGTTCCGCAGAGGATGTACCACCTGTTTCCCCTCGCTCTCTTGAAGCTAAAGCAACTGCGTAGTGTATCACAGGATTAGAAGGAACATATAAAAGTGCCGTATCTTCAGCCAGTGTTGCTTTCTTATCTACAGTGTTTACACGTATAAGGTATTCACTGTCGGGAATAGGGTAAAGATCAACAATTGCTTCTCCGTTATCATTAAAACCATTCCAAGAATAGTAGGTAGGAGAACCACTAGCGGGAGCGTTGTTTAAAAAAGCATTGTTCATCCAGCTTGATGTCACAGGCTTTAAGAAACAGTTAGAGGTGTCATTTACAATATCAAGAATTTTAAGGCTGATATCAGAACCCTCAAGTTGATACCTGAAAATATCAGATGTTGTACTAATAGTAAAAGTAGTTCGTAAAACTGACCAATCCCAAGAGTCCTCTACAATCCTTTTAGAATCATTTACAAACTCTCCTATTAACCTTGAATAGCTATTGTCCGACACAGAAGTAATTGTATCGTCTTCCCTCAGCCTTCTTAGTACACTTTGTACAAGTTGTAAGTAAGTCATTAGATTGTGTTTCCTTGCTTTGTTAATTGCATTATTTGTCTCTTTGTACGCCTTTAGCTTTTTCTACTGTTCTCATAGCCCCAAGACCTAACATGCCTAGAAGCACTGGCATCATTTCAGATAAAGCTATTAAAGGAATTGATACTGTAGATTCAGCTAAAGCTAGTACAAAGTTAGCCATAGGGATTATAATAAAATTACCTGCCATACCCATTGCACATATCCAGCCTACCGCTGGCCGCCAGCCCGCGACAAACATATTGTTATGTGCGGCTTCCACTTTATTTACTTCAAGCTGTCCCTTGGCAAGATCATGGGCGTGTCTTTCTGCCATTGTAGCTATGCGGTGAGCTAGTAAGTTTTTCTGATCTTTATCCACTACAAACTTATCTAATAAACTTGAAATAGGTCCAATCAAAGAAGGAAGAATAGACATTATGCAGTTCTTTTCCACATGTATACAACAATAGAGGGCTGTATGTTGTTGTGGGCTAGGCCACCACCAGTAGACCCAGTGTTGCTAGAGGAAGACTCAGCTAACTGGCCAGCGCCCCCACGGTCATTATTAATTGCAGTATATTGCATAGCAGTAAAACTATGTGTATGACTAGGAAGTTCATCAGTAGTCAACGTGTGCGTTTTAGTACCTATTGTTTCTTCCGCTGTGTCAAAGTCTGTGTCACTAGCATCTAAACTTACAAGCGCCCTACCTGCTCCAAATACATCCCAAGTTCCACCAAAAAGAAGGGCAGGGGGTGTAAAGTCTACAGAGATATAAACAGCACCTACAGGATAAGCGTTTAATGCTCCTGCAATCTCAACTACAGCACTAGTACTATCTTTAGCATATAGCTTTTTGTCAGTAGTGTTAACCGCCAGTTCAGCACCAAAGGTAGTAGAGCCGTTACCTACTGCAAGGTCGCTGGCTACTGGCGCTCCAGTTATGTTTCTTGATTTAGTTAAAAGAATAGTCATAGTTATTTCTTACCTAATAGTTGTTGAACAGTATCACTTTCATAGATTCGCAAACCTAGCCAAATAACAGTAAACAGAGAAGCAACAGGAGGCAACCACGCGGCTAACGTTAGCACGGCTGTTGATGCCGCGGCTACATCTACCATTTCTTTAGTTTCTTCAATCATCCTTAATTCCTAAAATCTTTCTGATATGATTATGATTATCGTTATTATTAAACAGATAACCGCTATTATAAGACCACCTAAAACGTTTGGGTCTTTGTAATCTTCTCCCACAATTACCTCTTAAAAATCTCAGTGGTTTCTGGGTCTACCCATTTAGGAAGGCAGTACGCTCTGTAAGGAACTGTGTAATCTAACTTTGACGCGCTTCTTGAAAGTCCTTGTCGAGTAATTACGTTAGCAAAATAAATGCAGTGATCTACATCCTCAAAAATTCCAAACTCTTCAATGCTTTCTACTTGCTGATTAACTAACGCCTCAAGCATCAGAACAAAAGCAAGTGTCATCGTATTACTCTAGTCTTTCCATCCACCCAAGCTAACTTACAAACGCATTCGGTAGGCTCATAGTAACTTCTTTCCCTGTTGTAATTTTGGGCGTAGTATCTACAAGCGTTTAAATTTTTAAAATACATAGTCTTTTCGTGATCTATTTGACCATCAAAAATAAACAATAAGGCTACAACTAGCTTCATCACTTAGCTAACAACGCCTGAACGAGAGCCTGTATCTGTTCGTTTGTTTGTTGTTGAGTCTTCTCAGATCGCTCTAGACTTGCCACAATAGCCGATAGTTTGGTTTCCGTAACCGCTTGTGCTTGACCGTTCTCTTGAGCTTTCTTTAAGGACTCTCTTGCAATCTTGTCAATCCTTTCACGCTCTTCAGATGCAAAGGAAGTCTCAGCCTGAAGCACTCCCCAAGCAACAGCCATCGCTACGATAGCCGCGCCTAGTGGTAATAAAGTTGACGGTATCTTTAATTCACTCATAGCTTTTCGGCCATAGACTGTGTAGTTTGATAGCGAAAGAATATTCCACCCATTCCGAATAGAATACTGGCTAACATAATAGTCTCAGCAGATAGGTTTAGTTGAAACACATACACCTGTAGAGCCGCTAATGTTATTCCAAAGACTTGCCATCTATTGCTACGACTACGCCAAAATTGTTTTACTCTGTCCATAATTCTACCCACTCTTGGTTGTCTTCATCCCACTCGTTACATGATTATAAAGTTGTAGCTTTCATCAGAGCCGTTAGCGTTATGACTTACTGTAAAGCCAACACCAGCCTCGACAGTGTTCACATAAGCGCCTCTATTTTGAGCATTGTTAAATCTTGGTATTAAAAGTATTCTTGAAGCATTTACAGCGTTATCGTTATAAACTTGCGTAACTCCTGCGCCTCCAGCGGTTCCATTGTTTAATTTGAAAGTGCCTGACATAATGTCATTGCCAACATACAAATAAGTTTCGTTTATCAGGCCGTCACCAACTCTTGCTAATGGTGCGTTTAAGTGACCATGAACAGTACAGCCTTCTATTCTGTGAGAGCCACCCTGCGCTAACACTCCCCAGTTTTGCGTGGCAACACCCACTCTTATAATGTCTCCAGCATCCGCGCCATCTATAAAAGAACTAAAAGCTAAGTTTGGAGTGCCACTTAATGTCCCAGAGGATGTTGGCGCATTTACTCCTGCGGTTCTTGTCGTTGTAATAACACTGCCATTAATAGAAGTAACAAGGTATGTAGAACCATTAACAGTATAAGAATTATTTACAACTGGAGTGCCTGACGAAAGAGTAAAAGAAAAGGCTGACGTTAAACTAATCGTTCCCCCTACTGCGTTAGCCGACACAGTGTAATCAGTCGTTAGTGCAAGCAAACTTCCATTTGGGTATGCACTTGTTATTCTAATAACTTTTAAATCTGATGTTGCTTCAGGAGTAAAAGCGTAGGGAAATACATCCTGTCCCGAAGTTGCAACAGTTCGGGTGATCATGCTGTCAGGCGTACCAGAGATAACAAACTCCTGACCTGCTGTAGCACCGCTATCTAATGTAACATCTCCTGACAAAGTTCCCACACCGTTTACAGTGTAAGTAGACGGTTGGATAATGTATCCGTTACGCTCTACGCGAATGCTACCAGCATCCGTTGTTTTAAAATTGTAAGGAAATACAGTTTGCCCTGCTGTAGCTATGCGTGTAGTTTTAGCACGAGAAGTAGTGTCATATATCTTAGTGTCTGTAATGACGCTGTTGC